CAGCGTTTACTCAACCTTGCCATGGATCTTTCATCGGCAACTTCAAAGCCTCTCGAATCAGTCACAAATGCTTTGGCTAAGGCTTACGATGGTAACTACACTTCTCTCAATAGACTTGGCTTGGGTATCGATGAGAGCGCAATCAAGGCTAAAGACTTTGATGGCATTACTGCCGATCTTGCTGCTACTTTTGGAGACTTTGCTGAGAACGAAGCTGAGACTGCTGCCAAGAAGTTTGAGCGCATTAAGATTGCAACAGATGAGGCTAAAGAGTCCATCGGTGCCGCTCTTTTACCTATTGTTGAAAAGATTTCAGATTATTTATTAACTACCTTTATTCCTAACCTTGAATCTCTTATTAATGGTTTAACCGGTGAAGGTAGCCTTTCCGAGGCTACGGCTGAATCAACCGACAAAGCCTACAAATGGGGAGAACAGATTAAAAAGATTATTAAGACGGTAATTAACTTCAAAGATGAGTTAATTGCTGTTGCTGCTGTTATTGGTACGGTCTTTGTTGTATCAAAGATTACAGCAGCTGTTACTGCAACTATTGCTGTTATCCGTACCCTGATTACTGCTTACAACGCATTGAAGGCATCAGCCATTGTTGCAGGTGTTGCATCTGCTTTTGCTCTTAATCCTTTGCTTGGCGTTGGTGCTACTGCTTTGGCAGCTGGTGTTTTGGCTGGGGCTAATGCTTTGGCTAATCGTGGCAATACTGATTTACCAGAAGCGCCATCAACTGGATCTATTCCTTTTGCATCAGGCTTTGCTCCTAGCGCCGGCGGTACTTATGTGCCTCCAGTAGTTACAACAACAGGCGGTGGAACCGGTAGCACAACAACAGGCGGTAATGGTGTTTCAACTGCTGTCAATGTAGCTGCCTCAGCTGCTGCCTCAACTGTTGTTGGATCCTTTAATGCTGGTCGTTTCCGTGAAGCCGAGTCTGCATCAATGGCACCTGTTTACAACATCAATGTAACTGGAGCGCTCGACAAGGAAGGCGTTGCCCGTCAGATTGTTGAGATTATTAACGAATCCTCTTATCGCGGTGGCGGTGGCGCTGGATCGGCTTTGATCGCATGAGCCAATGGACTCCAGAATGGGAAGTCACGATCAATGGTGGAGGCGATTACACAAACCTCACTCTTGCTAATCTTACGATTACTTCTGGTCGCCAAGACATCTATTCTCAGCCTTACGCAGGTTACTGCAATGTTGAGATTATTAACCTTGACCAGTCACCGATTGTTATCGATGTCAATGACCAGATTACAATCAAAGTTAAAGATTCATCTGGCACCTTTGTAAATCTATTTGGTGGCTATGTTACAGACATCGATGTAGAGGTCACACAAGCCTCATCTACGACCATCTCAGAGTCAATCAAGGTAGTTGCCTTGGGTGCTTTGTCCAAACTGCCTAAAACTCTCACAGAGGGCGTTTTGAGCAAAGACTTTGACGGCGATCAGATTTACACCATCCTTAGTGAAGCCCTGTTCAATACTTGGAATGAAGTCCCATCAGCTTTAACTTGGGCAACATACGATGCAACAACAACGTGGGCTAATGCTGAAAACTCTGGACTTGGTGAGATCGATCAACCAGGTGATTATGAATTAACTGCTCGATCATCTGAGATAACAGACATTTATAGCCTTGTATCATCATTGGCTACTTCTGGACTCGGATACCTTTATGAGGACTCACAGGGCAGAATTGGGTATGCCGACAGCACTAGGCGCAGCGAGTATTTGACAGCCAATGGTTATGTGGATCTAACTGGTAATCACGCTTTGGCTAGAGGCATCCGAACATCAAAGCGCTCAGGCGATGTCCGCAACAATGTCACTATTACATACAAGGCTAATGCCCAGGAATCTGCCTTGGATGCTGAATCTATCGCTATCTATGGGCAACAGGCTTATGAGATTACTACCTCACTTGAAAACGGTTCTGACGCTTTAGATCAAGCTGAGTTTTACTTGACTTTGCGCGCTTTCCCACAGGCTCAATTTAAGTCTATTACTTTCCCACTTACTAGCCCTGAGATTGATGACACAGACAGAGATTCTTTGCTGGGCGTGTTTATGGGTATGCCAGTAAACATTACTGAATTGCCATCAAACATTACCAACGGTGAGTTTCAGGGATTCATTGAGGGTTGGACTTTCAGCGCTGGTTATAATGCTCTTTACCTGACTTTGACTGTATCTCCAACAGCTTATAGCCTCCAGGCGATGCGCTGGAACGGAGTGCCGGTTACCGAAACTTGGAACACAATCAACCCCGACCTAGAATGGATTGACGCTACAATAGTAGCCTGATAAAGGAGAAACATGGCAACGACAACTAATTTCGGGTGGGAAACCCCTGACGATACCGATCTCGTAAAGGATGGCGCATCTGCCATTCGTACGCTTGGAAGTTCAATCGATACAACGATGGCTACCATGACTCCTAAGACATTAGTCGATGCCAAAGGTGATCTATTGGCAGCAACGGCAGCAGATACATTGGCTCGCTTGGCAGTTGGATCTAATGGTCAAGTATTGACTGCTGATTCTGCCGAATCGACAGGATTAAAATGGGCTACCGCAGGAGCAGCAGCTACTTCATACACAGCATTAAATGGTGCTGGAACATCTTTAACAGGTGCAAGCACAATTACAATCACAGGTTTGAGCGGTTATAACAAACTTATGATTTATGTTTGGGGAGCCTCAGATAACTCTGGTGGTGGCGGTCTTTACTGTCGTTTCAATTCTGACACAGGCGCAAATTATGGTTATTATGGCGCAAGATTTGACTGGGAATCTACTTATGCAGCAAACCAATTTATTGGTGTTGGTGGTCCTGGTGCAGACAATTTGCTATTTGGTAAAATGGCAGCCACGGCTTCAGCGGCAACATTTGGATTTTTACAAATTGACGGAGCCAATTCTACTGGTCGCAAAGTTATCAATTACGTTGCAGCTGGTAATGCTCCAAGTAGTTCAGGGCAAAGATCGCACATCATGGGCGCTTCTTATGACGGAACATCTGTTATTTCTAGTTTTACAATTTTTGCAGATTCAGGCAATTTCGATGCAGGTACAGTTAGAATCTTTGGAGCCAACTAATGAAAATTATTGAACGCACACACAATGTTTTAACTGATGAAGTTATTGATTTTGAAAGAGATGCAACAAAAGCCGAACTTGAGTTTATTGCTAATGCAAAGGCAATAGCACAAGCCGAGGCTGAGGTTATTGCAGCAAAAGCAGCTGAGAAAGCAGCTCTTTTGGCTAAGTTAGGTATTACCGAGGACGAGGCTCGCCTCCTACTTGGATGAAACCAAAATTATCTAAGTCAGTTGTTCAATTAAGAGAACAGGCAGACGATGCTTATCCTGACAGAAAGCGCGATTCTGACGGCACCATCGGAGACTTACGGCACTCAGCCCGAAAGAGCGATCATAACCCTGACCCTGATTCAGGGATTGTCCGCGCTCTCGATCTCGATGCTGATTTCAACCGACAAGCCTCTACAGCTGCTTACATTGCCGACCAGATTCGAATTGCAGCCCGAACAGATAAACGCATTGCTTATGTCATCTATGATCGCAAGATTGCAAGCGCTCGAAGCCTCTGGCGTTGGCGCAAGTACAAAGGCATCAACCCACACACCAAGCACATCCATATCAGTTTTACAAAGGCTGGCGACCAAGATCAAAAGTTTTTTAACATCCCTTTACTAGGAGGAAAAGCATGAATATAAAGAATCCTTACGTCCTAACACTAGGAGCATTCTTAGCTGCATGGGCAGGATCAGACTTCTCACTAGATCATCGAGCAATATTGTTCGCGATCCTGTCGGGCGTATTTGGTTTCGCCACTCCTAAGAAAAAGTGACGGCTAATGACTGGGCGGGATTGGTTCTCGCTATTGCCTCAACGCTTGCTATTGTTGTTGGCGGTTTGCGTTATTTGGTTCGCGGTTGGCTGTGGACTCTTACACCGAATGGTGGATCATCTCTCGCAGACCGATTGGCAAGAATAGAGACACGCCAAGAGGCTATCTTGGAGTTATTGAAAAAGTAAGGGACACTTATCCACATGGCAAGAAAAGCAACTAAGGCGCTAGAGGATCAAGGCTACTCAAAACTCGATGCTTATTGCATTGGGCTACATGAGTATTACCAGTCTTTGCGCAAGGCTGGCTTTAACGAGGATCGTGCTCTTTACCTTTTATCGGTCGTAGATTCTTATCCAGGTTGGATCTTGCCAGACCCTATCGAACCAGAGCGGTTTGGTGACTACGAGGACGATGACGAGGACTAATGACAGTCAAAAGAATCGCTTGGATCTCAGACATTCAGGCACCATTCTTTCATGAAGCAGCAGTCAAGAATCTAGGCAAGTTTTTAAGGGCTTACAAGCCTCATCAAACCATTTGCATTGGTGATGAAATCGACCTTCCACAACTGGGAGGCTTTGCTCAACCATGGCAAGAGGTCGAAGGCAACATTGACGAGGATCGCAAACTCACTTTAGAGATCCTTGAATACCTTGGCGTTACTGACGTTGTCGGCTCCAATCATGGAGCGCGTGTTTACAAATCACTATCTCGCAGACTCCCAGCATTTATGAATCTACCAGAGCTGCGCTATGACAAGTTTATGGGCTATGACAAGGCTGGTATCAAATACCATCCAAATGGCTTTGACTTTGCCCCAGGATGGCATACCTGCCATGGAGACGCATTTCCACTATCTAACAAGCCTGGTCAAACTGCCCTAAATGGCGCTATGCGCATGGGTAAATCAGTTGTCTCTGGACACACTCACAGACTGGGCTTATCTGCCCACTCAGAAGCCTCTGGAGGGCGTTATGGGCGCATTGTGTGGGGTGTCGAGGTAGGAAACCTTGTAGATCTATCAAGCCCCGGTATGGGCTATACAAAAGGTTATGCAAACTGGCAGATGGGCTTTGTTGTAGGCACATTGCATGGCAAGCGCTTTACGCCTGAACTTATCCCGATTGACCCTAAAGACGGATCCTTCATTTACCAGGGCAAACGCTGGGGCTAAATCGTTATCGTTTCGTTATCAAATCAATACCAGATTTGTCCCGAGGATATGCAACACTAATCCTTGTCAGACCCCAAACAACTGACATCGGGAGCAAAAATGAGCAATATGAAGGAACTAGCACAAACCATCGATAACGGTGGAATCTTGGGCAAAGCAGCTGAATACATTTATGACGGCTGGAAAGTCCTACCATTAAAGCCAAACTCAAAAGACCCACACTTTGACTTGATCAAGCGAGCATATCTTGATGCGTCAAATCAATGGGAGATGTTGAAGTTTTGGCACAAGATGGATCCAAACATGAACATCGGCATTGCTTGCCAGCCATCAGGGTTGGTTGTCTTTGATGTCGATTTCCGCAATGGTGGAGAAGTAATCGAGGAACTAACTCCAACCTTTACAGTCAAGACCGGTGATGGATTTCATTTCTATTACAAGGCACCAGTTGAGACACTATTTAAAGGCACATTGCAAGAGGGTATCGATATCAAATGGAAGGGTTATGTTGCAGCTGCTCCATCGATCCATCCAAACGGCAAGACATATGAGATTGTCAATCACATGGAACCACAAGTAATTAACGAGGATCTACTAGAAATGGGAGCAAAATAAATGTCATTTGAAATGCCTATGATTGTGCTGTTATTAGCCGCTAATGCACTCTGGTACTTAGTTGGCTGGGCAAAAGGTTTTAACGAAGGAAAGCGTGAGGGATTGGTTGTTGCAAAGTCTTATCAGCGCGTGAGTGAAAATGCGCGCTAATGACATCCTTAACGAAGCCCAAGACCTCATCGCAGACCGCGGTAAAGATTACGGCTTGGCAGCTCTCAATCACCTTCGAATCGCCAAACTTTGGTCAGCCTACCTTGAACGTAACATCGAGCCTCACGAAGTCGCAATCTGCATGGCACTTGTCAAAGTCTCACGCTTACAAGAGTCGCCAAACCACGCAGACAGTTACAAAGACGGCTGCGCATACATTGCGCTCGCTGGACAGATTGCATCAACTGATTGGAGTGACCTTGACAGTTATTAAAGCTGCTCCTGGTGTCTGGTGCGATTATTGCAAAGTCAGATATGGCACTAACTCGCCACTAGGTCAAAAAGGTGCCAGTTACACAGTTATCTCAAATCATCCCCGAAGCCAGGGCGTTCGCAGACATTATTGCAACGCTTGCGCTATTGAAGTACAGACATGGGCAGATGGCACAGTATGGTCATTGCCTGAACAAACCGAATATCTAATGGGACAGGATGAGTTACCAAATGTTTAATTTAGCCGATTACGAGACAGTTGAAAGTCGTTTAGAGAAGTTTATTAAAGACTTTCCCGATTTCAGAATAAGCACAGAATTGGAGAGTTTTGCTAATGATCGATTCATTGTTAAAGCGTACTTATATCGAACTTACGCAGATGGTGTTGCGTTTACGACCGGGTACGCAGAGGAGAAGGTTACTGATCGAGGCGTTAATGCTACTTCAGCGCTGGAGAATTGCGAGACTTCGGCAATCGGTAGAGCGCTTGCAAATGCGGGTTATGCTGCTAAAGGCAAGCGACCATCAAGAGAGGAAATGAGCAAGGTAGAACGCCTATCTGCTAAAGACATAGCAAAGGCTAAGGAAGTACCAAGTTTCAAAACTAAGGAGGAAGCACTAGCTGTTGATCCTTGGAGTAATGAACCTATTTATGGCGATCCAAAGCAACCAGAGGCGATTAGCGCAGCTGAGGCTATTGCTAATGTTGAAAACATCCTAGGTGTTCAAAACCATGAGGAATGCCAACATGGAGATATGCGCTGGAAGGAAGGCGAAAAGAATGGACGAGCATGGGGTGGATTCTTTTGCCCAGGTGGAGAAGTAGCACCAGGTCAGAATTGCCCTACACGCTGGTACAACCTTGCAAGTAATGGTAAATGGGAAAAGCAGAAGGCGAGAGCATAAATGGGATTTGTAGAAGTTAAAGTCAATGGGCAATGGATCAACTTAATGGCAGCTGAGATCCGTTGTCAGTTGTGTAATGAGTCGATTGTCATTGCTGAGATTGCAGTACCCGACAAGGTAGATGATGGCGCTAACGCCACTTGGACGTGTAAGAAATGCCACGCAATCAATGGCTAACCATCGAAAGACCAGAGGCTATAGGACTCAAAAGGTCATAGCCGATTATCTTAAACAATGGTGGGCTTATGCCGATACCGCTGGTGCTGGGAGGCAGGGTGAGGACATTCTCAATATACCTACTCTCAGCATTGAGGTAAAGGCTAGGTCAGACTTTCAACCTTTGGCTTGGATCAAACAGGCTGAGGCTAACCGCAATGGAAAGATGCCATTGGTGATCATTCGTTGTAATGGACAGGGAGAGGATCCAGGCGAATACCTGATGTTTGGCAAGGTCAAAGACCTAATTCCAATACTCCATCAAGCTGCACCAAGTCATGAGATCCAGAGATGCACTCAATGTGGATCATGGAACTTTGAAGGAAAGGATTGTTTACCATGCCGATATATGAATACAAATGTGTCAAATGCCAAATAAGCATGGAGTTAGAGAAATCTATCCATGAGGAGGCAGATCCAATTTGCTGTAACGAGTCTATGCGTAGGGTGTACGGCACCTTTGGCATAACCTTTAAAGGAACAGGTTGGGGACATCAATGAAACGACACGCCCAGACACGCCCAAGATTCACGCTGTTACTTGCATACCTTGCTATGCTAACGGCGCAGAGCCCATCAAGGGCTCACCGCGACCCGCTGAGGCGGGTAGGTCGCGGGGTGCTAGTAGCATTTGGGATATCTCTGTTTACACCGGCTTATGCCGGTTCACCTGATGTGGCTAAACAATATGTTTCAGCAAAAGAATATGCAGCTTATAGATTAGATAACACCCAGCAATACATATGTCTTAGTATCTTGTATGGCAAAGAATCAGCATGGGATGATAAGGCTGTTAATGGATCACATTATGGAATACCACAAGGACGATCTGAGTATCTAAAGACTGCTAACAAATATGAGCAGGTTGATTGGGGCTTAGCCTATATCCAGAATAGATACGGCACACCATGTGCAGCTCTTAGATTCTTTAGAGAGAACAACTACCATTGAGTAAACAATCAGCACTCAGAGATGATGGTAGTACTGCGTTATGGCGTAGGATAAGACAACGTGTATTAACCAGAGATCAACATACTTGTCAGCGATGTGGTTTGGAAGCCACACACGTTGATCACATCATACCTAGACGCTTAGGTGGTGATGATGGTATGGATAACCTGCAAGCATTATGCAAATTATGCAATCTAAGCAAAGGGGGGGCTTTTTTTGAAGCCGATAGGACAC